TGATTAAGTCGAACTTATGCACTTACTCCGGAAGAATTTGCTGAAAAAGAGTGAGCCAATCCTCATCTTATTAGTGAACTATCAGATGCATGTAAACAAGCTCAAGATCCTATTCATTGTTTTGGAATTTGACTTTCAATTAGCAAAGCAGAAAGTCAGTTGTGAAACGATTGATCTAGTCATTGATACTTCGGGAGAGCATGAAGTAAGGACAAGTCGGCTTATTGATTTGTTAATACCTACAATAGAAAGTATTACATAGTAAACAAGTATAATGAGTGATGAATGTTTTATGGGTACTCACCTAGTAAGCCCGCTCCTACTTCTTATTGCATGAGTGAAGATAGTAGTAATAGTAAATGACATTGTCCTAATGGCAGAAAATCATTTAATTATATATTCTTTAAATATAAAAAAGAGGTTATTGATAATATAGATTGAGTACAAGAAATGAATAAATGACAAAGTAATGAGCATCTTATTAATCCTCCTAAACTTAACAGAGTAGTGGCGAGCAAAGAACCTATAAAAACAACTGGCAAAAGATGCCGTATTATCTTTACTGCTCCTGCTAATTGATTTGTTCAGATCGATTCGGCATGGTGAAGATTTTTAGCACGAGTTCGCTGAATTGATAAGGGATCGAAAGTCTTTCGATGTTATGATATTAAATAATTCTATTGAATTTCAATATATTTTCCTTATACTATTACTATATTTATCATTCTTAACTAACTAATGCTATACAAAATAACAACAGCGCACGAGCGTTATAAGATATGACCGCACACAAGAAGGTTAGAAAAGGTGTGATTTAGATTTAAAGAACTAACTAAATATAATATAGATCGAACAGCCTTTTGATATGATTGTGAATTAGTAGAAAGAGAAATAACAAAAGAAATGACTAATGATGAAGTAATAAAACTATCTACTAAGCTCAGTATAATATTACATAAAGACGAAATACAGATTTATGATTGATATATAGAATAATAATTTATCACTTTAAACTAACCAATGAACAAAATATTCCTTAAAAAATCCTTTGCTGGCTATCCAGTATGAGAGTATCAAGACATGTGAGAGTATTATATTATGTGAATAAAACCACAATTAGAAGATGGTAAATTATATCGTATTCATAAAGACATAGTAGAATTAATGAAAGACCACTTTGAAGAAGTAAAAGAGCGACCTACTAGCTGGGAAGAGTTATGGGTGATAAAATGATACTTTATTGAGATGGATTCAGATATTGAAAAGACCGATGGTATATTCCATACAGATGAAGACAATAAAAATATATTCCTAACCAAACAACAAGCCGAAGCATCTATTGCACTAGCACAGATTACACAGTTATTAGATAAGTATGATATACCTGAAGAAAGTAGAAAATGGTATACAATAGATAACTGTGTATATGATAGTTATGACTATACAAGAAAAAAGTGACTACTTCGATTCGATACAAAAGAAAAAAAAGACCATTTCTATAAACACCATGCAGACTTGATTTCTAAATTAGCTCCGTTTTATATATTTTAATATACTTATGAAGGTAACTAATGTAGTGTGTGATTATTGTAGCTGTGATTGCGAAAGGTGTAGTTATAGTGAACACAATTATAATATAAATCCTACTTGCCCATATAAAAGCTGTCAGTCTTCAGACTATAATTATAGTGTTGAATATTGACAACCTGAATCTATGATTATCGAATGTATATGATGTAGTAAAGAATACAAAGTTCTTATAGCTTATAATTATATATGATAGTTAGATTATTTATTATTTATAAACCCCCATGAAATACTTATTCTATACACTATCACTAATACTTATAACATATAGCCTATATGTAAAACTTTATATTATTTGACACTATTAGTAATGAAAACAATATCACAACTAACTAACAAAGACTGTATCCATTGTGAAACAGAAGAAGAAGCTAATTCTATATGTAAATTATTACATAAAGCAGGTAAGAAATGGAATAATGGAGAAAGCTACTTAAAGTATAATTGATTTAGAGAATGATCCGTTCCTATGTATCACGATATGGAATGAAATATGTATAACTTTGCATATTATGAGGATAAATGATACACAGTACATAAAGCAAAAGACTTTATAGGTAGTAATGATAATTGAGAATCGTGTGATGATTACTTACAAGTTATAGCTACATTTATACTAATATTTTTAGCTGCTATATTATCAGTACTAGCATTTAAACCGTATACTATACTTATTATTTGTAATGACTGATATGTGTATCAAAGACATTGAATGTCACCAATAACAGAAGTAAAAAAGTTAGAAAAAACATTAAATACCGGTGCTAATAATATAGGTTGTGAAGTAGAAATGTTCGCTAGGTAATCAGATTATTTTTAATTCTATAAACTATACTAATGAAACTAACTCCACAACAAATAGAAATGCAGGAAGCTATATTACTAAAGATATATGAATGATGCACTCTTGAAGATGCTATCAAAAAAGAATATGAGTCAATATGACAAAAGTTTAATTGATTATATATATGCTCAAGAACTCGAAATGCTTGGAACTATTGAACAATGTCGCAAGATGATTTCACAGAAGCTAGTTATGATGATGAATTACTTTTTGATAATATATCTTTTTCATTGCAAAAAATATTAACGACCTTAAATTTTAGCTGATATAATCCATCATACTGATACTTACAATGATGAATATATGAAATCAATGAACGAACTAATGATAATGAGACAACATTCAAAATATGAGATTATGTATGTGACCGAAAACTACTTAATGATAACTGAACAGATGCTACTTTGCGAGATCAGTCAAAAGAAACACAAGATATAATATATAATATGCTTTGTAAGTAATTTAATTTTATAAATTCTACTAATGAATAAACAAGAAATGACAGAATACATATACAGTAAAGTAGCTGATAAAACATTGAGTTTTGGTTGTAAAGTATTTCACAAGTGAGATGACCAATCACCAAATCCTATATACCGAATATATACATGAGATGATACTTCATGGAATATGAATAATCTTAATATTGATAAAATAATCTGACACACTGTATATATATGAAATATATTACAATATATATTATCAAAACAATGAAGTTTCTTTTTTGACAATTATCCCATTGAGGAAGTTTGTAGTTTATTAGAAGGAAACTGAAAAGATTATAAAGTATTTTGGAATGACTTTGCTAATCCAATTGATGAACAATCTGAAGAATGTATCAAGTATGTATATGATTTAATTACCAGCACCGAAAATAAATAAAATTACTTTATGCTTAATAAGCATATATTGAAATGATTTATTTACTAAATAATAAGATGAATAAAAAAAGAAATAGAACGAATGCAAAATAAGGAATTACGAGAAAAATTATATCCATTACTTGTAGAATTTAGCTCATACTTCACTAAAACATCATAAAACCCAGGTACTATAACAAAAATAATCTGAAATTGAGATAATATAAAGCTCCAATGATTATTATATCATTCCGGAGCTTTTTCGTGCGTTATAGATCAGTAAAATTTGACAATAAAAAAAAGATGGTACCATGTAAACACGGTACCACCAAAATCAAACTATATGTTAACTTTATATATGTACCATTCTAATAAAAATCTATATACACATATCAAGAGTTTTTTTATCTTTTAAATGATGTAACTCTCTGTACAGCAAATTGATAATTATATTGTGGCCCTCTGAGTGGTTTTTGTAGTTCTACTGTCTGGAAATGAGGTTTATCGAAGCCTCGATTGAGACAATAATATCAATTTACTAATCAATATTTATGAGCCAATTCGCAGAGTTTACCTCGGATATATTCCCTATCCTGTCTTTTTTCCAAATATAGCCCTCGATTCCCTCTGAATGCAATATCGGCCGCTTGACCTGTAAGGTGATTAGATTTCATAGTTTTGCTGGCTCCACTTGCTACATACTTTTTCTGTGTTTCAATGTCTCTCATACCCTCTACGAGAAATATTTGGATTGTTGGATTTCGTTTATTCCATTCTTCCATAAATCCAATAAATCTTCCCTTGAATGGCTCTTTGAGATCTTGGACGTTTCTATTTTGCATATAATGAAATTATTTATAAATTTCTTTAATCTTTCATTTTTCACTCACTAGAGTAATACCTCATTCCATAGTTTTCTGCATAGGATCAGATTATAAAAAATAAATTAGGCTCATGTCTTCAATAATTTTATAGGCAATACGATAATCTGAGGCTCCACACTAGGGCAACTAAAAGTAATAGCACTAGGATTCTGAAAAATGTTGTTTTCATCTACATAAAATGAAACTAAATAGCCTAACAAAAAAGAGGCAATAACAGGAACAATAAACCAAAGTAACCTTTGAAAATCTCAGAATGTGTTTTTAGAATCTACGTTAATCATTATGAATAGTAAGAATGTAAATTATTGATTGACTAGGAAATAATCGGTACAGTATGAATATATCTTTTTATATCCTAGGCTCGTCGTACCAATTGAATTACCACACATTCTACAACTATTATATTGTGGTGGTATAGCTATATCATAGGTCCAAATACTAGCTTCATATCATGGAGTCATTAATTCGACACCTTGTTCCGGTCGATATTGTGTCGATAATTTATGATTAAATCATGTATCGATCACACAATATGCAGTATCTTGTCGTTGCATATTGATTGATTGATAACGTCTTACTTTACTAAGAAATTTCAGTTTTTCTCATACCTTATATACCGTTTGTACTGGTGTAACTGATTGATAATTAAACCACATAATAGTAGGGCTCATATATTCCCATATATGCAATAATCAGAGCATACTATATGATATAATGAGTGCCCCCAAAATAGATCAAGCAATAGCTTTTAGATTAAAGTGGTCTTTGAAATAGTTTAACATCTCTATTTTTTTAAAATATTAATAAGTGATTCGAAAATTACATCCTTGATTTTGTTCAATCCTTTTACTCATGTATATCATCCTATCCCTCACGCTACGGCAGTAAAAATAAAATTATCAGTAACCATCTGAGCTACTAAGCAAGCAATTAATCATCCAAATCAGGCAATGAATAGATTTCAAAAAAACTCTATCAGATTATTTTCTTTCTGATCTTCTGCATTTTTGAGAAATAGCTGAAATGCATTCGCTATCGCACCAAATACTATCATTCATCATATAGTAGCATAAGTTTTTATTTGTTCTTGAGTCATGTTATAAGTTAAAGATATAATATTATATATACTCTCTTGTTACTCCTCCATTAAGTATGCCATCTCTATTATTAGGAGTAAGATCTTCTGTTGTTGTTCAAACCTCACCTACTGGAGGCTTATAATGGAGGTATTTAGTAATTCATGGACTTATAGGCTCTCAACCATTATATATAGCCATAGCATCACTATCGGTGAATGAACCAGTAAAGGTGTATATTCTTGCATCTCGGATATTACCTTGATAATATGTATTTCATTTCCTTCATGACCATAGTAATGTATTAACAGCATTATTAGGCACATCAACTGTGAATGAATCGCTATCTTGTATTATTCAATTAATATAAAGTTTAGTAGACCATACAGTTCAATTCCGATAATATACTCAAAGTAAATGTGCTTTACCTCTAAATCAAGTTCATAAATTATACATACTTGCATGAGATGTGACTCTATCATCATATCTTATTTGTACTTGTAATGTACTTCATCTAATATGCATATATTGCCGAGGTCAGATCATCAAAGCTCATGCATCTGCAGTACTTATTGTATCAGCTCAAGGCTTTACTCGACAACTTAATACTTTCTGTGTTTTCCATCATAAGTAACCTCCTATATTAGGGCTTTCATCTCGTAATGTTTCATTGACTAGATATACTCTTACATTTCGTACTTGTAATGTTTTTACAAGAGCGTCTGTTCAATTTATTACAGCACCAGCAATACCAGTACCAGATGTAGACGAAGTAAATGTTTGAGTAAATGTGAATTCCTGTCGTGTTGTTGTAGCGGTTAAATCAGCACTCTGGTAATCAAGTACTCAACGATGTGTCATTCTTAATCTGAAAGTAGACGTTCAAGCTGCGACTTTTACGAACGCTTTTATAATGAATGTCTTACTAGCTATTGTAGATCAGCTGATTGTCGAGTTTATCTGCTCAACTCTACTTAATGCTCATATTCATAAAGATACAGTATCTGCTGTAGTTGTACCGTCTGGAGCAACTGTTGTATTTGCTGTAACTGAAGTAGTACCGACAACAGACCGACTAGCACTACTTAGATCTTTAGGATCTAGCATATATTGCGTATTATATTGGAGGTTTTCTGGAACATAGTAAGCCACTATAGATGGGTCTTGTTTGGTTGTGTTTCATAGTGCTATGTCTGCATCTATTTCAGCTTGAGTGAGTGCTTTATTTCGTATACAAGCGTGGTAAATATACTTATTAGATGATGAGGCATTTCATTGTAATATTCAATTATCTCATAAAATTAAATTTGCAGAAGCAGTAAAATTTCATGGTATAGCTGTTCATCATACATTTTGCAAAACTCAATTAGAATATACAAAGAATTTTTGCGTTATACTATCATATACAAGATAAACATCATAAACAGATCATAATGTATAAAGAGAAGCTATTTCAGCCGTAGTCGCTCACGATCTTATACCCACTTTAAATCTACCTCAAGAAGTACCGTCTGAAGATATGCCCGCAACGAAATTGTAGGAGAAATATCATGAAGAATTATTTGGAGCGTTTGATATTGGCTTTGTTCTTATTTTCATAGTGAAAGATGCAGCTTGTGTGAAAGTAGCCCCCGTAGTGGCGACTTCTGCTCTACTTCCTGTTCATGCTGTAACGTCTCTATTTCAGTTTATCCAAATATAACTACCATCTCCATCACTACCAGTAGTAACATTACCTGATACATTCATATCATAGCCTGTTCTACCTATAACGGCGTTAGAAGAGATGTAGTCATCAGTTCAATCAAATTCGAAAGCTAGATCTCTTTGGCTTCAAGATCAAGGAGCTCTTCTTGCTCACTTTAATAAGTATCGTAGTAATGCTGTATCTTGTGCCATGATAAGTTTATAATGAAGTAATAAGATTGTTTACTATTTCTTTAATGTCTAGATTTGAGTTTAGGGTGTATAAGCATCTTTTAATGTGCGATACTCATTTACCTGCAAAGTGTTTCTTTATTTCTTCTTCTGCAATTCAATCTGCTTCCATCTTTTTAGCTTCTTCCATGTGTTCTGTCAATAGTTTCTCGTCTGCTTGTGCATCTGATTCGTCTACAAAGAATTGTTCTCAATCGAATAAGAAGTCAATGTCATAACCTCGAATCTTTACTAAGTATGGAGGGTAAAGCTCTTTTTCTTCTCCTTGAATTTCTAATACTTCAATGGATGGATTGTGTAAATACATTGCTCTTTTTACTTCTCCTTGTGATGTTCGTTGTTTTTGCATGGGGTAATAATAAATTATAAATACTCTTATTACTCACCTCCCCCATAGAAAGTGAGTAATAAGAGGGTGAGTTTCCCCACCACCCTTTAGAACTAGAATCCAGAACTAGCAATTTCAACTCTTACCATATTTTTAGCGTTGTCAGCGAAAGTCTTTATTCCATATAACATAGCAGATAAGTAGTTACCTCCTATTTTCTTTGGTTCTTCTTTTCTATAGATCTTTGGAGCAGATTGTACAACAAGAGTAGTACACATATTTCTTACACCTAAAAGACATAATTGTTTTTGAAGTGTAGTGGTCCATACATCACCTCCAGCAGTAAGAGTTTCAGATACAGTTAATACACCTGCACCTTTATACCATACAGTCAAAGTGTTAGCAGTATCATCGTTAGTAGCTACAACTCTAGCCTGTACATTCTTGAGGTTAGTTCCTGTAAGAGCAACACCATTAGCTGTAGTAGTTCATGGAGCATTTAACAATGTAGCAAGATTAGCTCTTGAAGCATCAGCAGAACCACCAATCAATACATTACCAGCAGTAGTTCCGATAGATGATACGAACGTGAATGTAACACCTTGAATAACTACAGTATCGTTAGCGGTTGGGTTAGTAGCAAGAGCTAGTACCGCAGATCCAGCAACATTATTAGATGTATAGAGTTGGTAACCACTAATCTTAGTAAAGTAACCGTTTTCAGCTACTTTATCACCTAGATCAGTAACCTTTGCTCCATAGTAGAGAGAAATAAACTCTTCAACTTCAGGAGAGATTACACCTACTTTGTCAGTATCCATAATATTTAATTTAGCTAGTTTCTTAGTAGCAGCAGTGAATACATTAAGAATAGTTGCAGTAGCAAGAGTAATACCTTGTCCAGCTGTACCACCTACAGAACCAGCATCAACTACAGATGTAGCATTAACTACTTCATAAAGAACATCAGCGTCGATTTGTGATTTCATTCTCTCTCCATAATCTCTACCGTAATTAGCAGCGATGTCATACTTATCTTGGATTGCATCAAAATCATCAACATAGAATCCATCAGCAAACTGTTTGTTTACAGTAAGAGTTTCAGCTGTATCAGTGATGTCAGTCAATGAGATGTCAGTTCCTCTAGTATAGAGAGATGGAGCATCATTGATTGAGCCACTTCTGTAAGTTCTAGTAAGAGTTTGTCCAGAAGACATTATTGCTCTTTTAGACACATCAGCAACCACATTAGATACTGTCCTTTTATAAAATACTTCTTGTTGTTCTCTTGCCCAAATGGTTTCAAAAGAAGCGGATAAACTATTAGCCATTGTGTAAATTTATAGATTAAATAGATCATGAGTCTTTGAGCATATCACGTTTTATATTGGTTGCTTTTCGATCTTCTCGTTCCTTGCTTGAAAGATCACTGATAGATCTTTGAGGGGTTTCCTGAAGTCATCTATCTCAAATAAGAGATCTTTCTTTTGCTTTTTGTAACTTGTCGAGCGATCAGAAGCCATACTCTTCAATTACGTCCTCATACGCCACTCATTTAGCGTTTGCAATCTCTTTAATAGCTTTTTCATGTGTCCTCAGATGAGGATTAGCATCAATAAGCTGTTTGAATTCTTGCTCTGCTACCATATTGCCTTGTAGCTTTTGCAATTCAGGATCAAGTACATTTTCTTTAATCCATACTTTTCGCTCTTCTCAACTAACATCAGTTTGTTGATTAGATTGTCTTCTTAGTTCAGCAAGTTCTTGTGCTTGTTTCGTAAAACCAGCTTGTAAGTTCTTGTACTGTGTTTCTCGGTCTACAGAGTTTGTCGGAGTGGTAATTAAATTACCTTGTTCGTCGAATTGTTCTGACATGTTTTTGTGGGGGATAGAATGTAAAATGCCTAATCGGCAGTGCTATTATCGAGCCAGTCAAGAAAGGTTAGAGCTGTGTTATGCTTTGCTTGATAATAAGTGATTAACTCTTTGGGAGTTTTAGGATCACTTAATGCAACCATTGCACTTTCAGCTTCGCTCTCTCGGTACTCTACAATATGCCTATATCATTCATACATCTTTAACTCTAGTAAACACGCTTTACGAGCATCTCGATATTCTCCTGCTCTCTCCGGTGTGGTGAAAGTAGATAGTAACGATTTAACTCTTTTGTGAATGTCTAGTAGTTTCATGGGGTGTAGAATAATAAAGTAGTTTTAGTTCTTCGGAACATATATTATACCATCGTAGATGGTGCTTGTGGCTGTTGTTCCTGAACCTGTGGAGCTCATAATCACATCATAGCTTGCATTTGTTCGGCATTGTCGAATAAGTCTTTAATTTGTGATTGTGGGAACGTTTTAATTATGTTTTCAAATAGCTTCTTTAGATTTACAGGTAGTCAAGCTTGTTTTGCTTGTAGTGCTATGTTTCGTTGTGCTATGGCATCATTTCTCCTTGCTTCTTCACTATCGAAAGATGATGATCATGCTTCGATTTTAATTTCATATTTATCTACTGCATCTCTTAGAGCTTCCTTGTTTATTTCTCGGAAAGTATCTTCTTCATCTCTGCTTTTTATCTTTATGTTCTCACTAGCGTTATCAAATTCAAACTGTAGTATCTTATAAGATAGTCTTACTAATGACTCTTCGAAATTCTTTCTTACTTGTCCTGTTACTGCATCAGTTTCAAAGGATTGTATCTTAGCTCCAGTTGCAGTGTTGGTTAGTGATTGTTGTGTTAATGGTGTATTAGTGTTTATAGTGAACGTCGCCGCTTGTATCTGTCTTTCAAAGTCGTTTTGTTCTTGGAAGTAAGAAGAGTTCAACTCCGGTCTATCCATCATCTGAAAGTTTAGTTTAGCTTGTTCTACTGAATAAGGAGTAACTATAATGTTTCAGTGTCATTGGTTAACTTTTCTTGGATCTATTCAACTTAATGGACTATAAAGATAATCAGGTTTTAATATCTTATTTACATATTCACTAGATCTGTTTTTCTTCCGATTAAGTTCATCTTGCATTCATAAGATAGGCTCAATAAACCCAGTAGCAAAGAATGTTTCAGTGTCTTCAAATACCCTAAAATCCTCAAATGGCATAGTAGATATTTCTTTAGCATAGACTAATAATACATTGTCTACGGTCCGGAATTCATATAGCTTCTCATTTACCATACTAGGTTCATCCGATAAGTCATAATAACCATAGTAGCATTTAACATCTAGTGTATCAGGTTTGATCATCTTACTCCCTGATAGTTGTACACCTGTTATAGTTTCTATTCTATTCTTGTAATTTTGTAAATCGCTTTCCTTACTAGCTATACAACATTCAATTAGCTTATCAATATTCATAAACTTAGTTTTATTCCTTGTGAAATATGATAGTCTTGCGTTCCTTGTGATGTCTATAATACTAGGCATGTCTTCTAGCCTTGTATATCTTGGATCAAAGTACATATCAGTCCAGCTTTTAATGTCTATCCCTGTGTATTGCTCATATACCTCCTCTTTGACTTTCTTGGTTACTTGTGGTACTTCATTACCCATCTCATCTATCATCATCTCTTCCTTGTTCTCACTCGTCCTCTTAATCCTGTACTTAGGTGATAACTTAGCAAAAGATAATCAGTATCTTACTCATGCTCTTGCTCGATGTCTTAGGCTTTCAATCATATCTTGTTTTTCATAAATATCCTCAAGTCTGTCCTCTACTGCATCTGTAAGCTCATTAATATCAATATCAGGGTTATCTAGGTAGTCATCATTACAATAGCTTACTATAGGCTTTGGTTGTTTGCTCATTATTCTTGGGAGTATTCTATTTTCTATTTCATGGGCTTTGTTTACCTTAAATGTTGTCTCTCGTGGTTGTAATTTTTGGTTATCAAATGTACTTATGGATTTATAAACCCTTGTCATTCTATCTCTTCGCTGTTGTGTTTGTGTTTCATAATTAGAAAAAGTATCTTGAATATGTCTTACTACTTCGGTTTGTTTAGCTTGGTTAATTTTCATGACATTTTCTAGTTATAAATTACATTACCATTGTAGTCGTATTCTATATTTAAACTTTGTTTTTTAGCTCCTGTGTTTGGTACAAGTTCGTACATATTGTATAGCATTTGCAAACTATCAATAATGTCATCATGTTTACCTCTTGGAAACCTCTTTAATTCGTGCTCTAGTTCTTCGCTTCATTGTAAAGTATGATATATTAGTCAGTTCTTATACAGTGATACGAGCCTTCTGATCTTGCTTAGTTTATCTCAACTTTGTGTTATCTCCTCAATATCAGTATATAATCATCTTTTTCTCATTTCAGACTTTAGAAATGTCACTATCATACTTTGGGCTTGGAATGCCTCTATTCCTATCTTCTCAGGCTTTCGTTTATTTAAATGATATAGTATCTTTTCTTGCATTACATCAGCTGTTATTCTTCCTGCGGTTATTTCTAATATATAACATCTATCTTCTATAAATCAGGCTGTGATTATACTTGTTTGATCATTCTGTTGTCAGGTCTTAAATGCTGGATCAACTGCTGTGAATATTCTCATATAGGGAGGTGTTGGTCGTGCTTGTGTTCAATGGTATCTAAACCATTCTTCATGGAATTCTTGTGTTTCTTTGTTAGTTGGTTCTTGTTGGTATTGAGTAGAGAAGTTAACACTGTTTGTATCTTTTTTTATTATCTCTAGTGTTTCTAGTGGGAATCTAACAGGGTCTAGTGGTTCTCATTTCTTCCTCTCTATCAGTCAGTACTTAGTATCGAATGATTCATCATCTGTTGCAATAGCTGGTAGACTTAATAGTTCTCGTTTAGTTCACCCTTTAGCCATCTTCTCTAACAAGTACCCACACAAATCATCATCATGAGTCCTCTGCATTATTATTATTATCTTATCTACTGCTGGGTCAAATAGTCTACTAGGCACAGTGTTTTCAAACAAGTTGTTTACTCATACTCTTACTACCTCACTTTTTTCTGCTTCGTTTGGCTTTATTGGATCATCGATTATAAAGATATTGCATCTGTTACCAGTTATGGATCAGTCGAATCATGTTGCATAGTAACTTCATCATCATGTAGTGGCTCGGTGTTCTTTTGTATCTTGATCTTTCTTTACATCATCTCTTCTTGGGAATACGCATCTAAATGTATCAGATTTATAGTATTCTTTAGCTTCAGAAGAGAATTGCTGTGTTAATGTGGTAGAGTAACCAGTAGCCATTATCCTTGTATGCGGATTATTTCATAATACCCACACTGGAAAACTTTTAGTTATTAGCTCAGTCTTTCAGTGTCATGGCGGTATGTTTATTATTAGCTTGTTAAACTCTCACTTCATTAGTCTGTGCAGTTTATCAGCTATTATAAGATGAAAGTTAGATACATGGAATTTCTTTATTCCTTTTGGTCTCTCTCTTTCAAAATATAATTTGATAAACTCAATGAGATCTTCCTGTTGGGGTTTAAATCTCTCTTCTAGCTTCTTAATAGCTATTTGTTGCATTATTTGTTCTTTATTCATTATGGGGATTTTAGGCTATAAGTAAAGTTTAGGGCTTAATCACCTTGATAGGTGGTTCTAGTATTTCATAGTTAAGTTGTTTTATTTTCATTTCTTAGGTAGAGGAGGTAAATTCTTACTTCATGTATCTAATATAGATTTATTGTATACTACTACATGGTATCATGATGGCTTCTTTACTTTAACTCAATCTATTCATAACTTATTAGCGACATCCATAAATCACTTAACATCTCTTCTATTAAATACATCAGCCCATATATTCATTAGCTGATCGTGTGGTGTATCTCAGTCAACTAAACTATCTATTGCTTGCTCTAATCACCTATTGATATTTTCATCTCGATTTTGTGCTATATCTATCTTTATTTCTTGCGGTAGCTTCTTTATTACATTACTGATTTGAGATCTAGTAAGCTTTTTACTTGAATCGTCTATTATATTTGCTCAATCTGAAACTAATCATTTGATTATCTTGCTTCAATATCAGCTCGCTTCACTAGATGACGATGTAAAATAAATTCAAGGTCACTCTGCGGCGACTCTTCAAATATCCATATCATTAGAGAATTTATAATCTGCATTTAGCTTTGTATAATCATCTATTTCTCATCAGTGGTATATAAAGTCTTTAACGACAGGATTCTGCTCCATAGTTTCCTTTCATAATCACTTGAATCATTTAGGAGCTGGAGGAGTTGCTACCTTAGGAGCACTTCTTGCTCTCACCATCTTTAATACTTCTGCTTCTGCTCATTCAGGAATATTATCTACTTTATCTATACCTAGCTCATCAAGTACAGATCTAAGACTACTTCATGTCACTTTACCTTGCCCTTTTTCTATAGCTTTAAGATCGGATATTGCTTTACTTGCTATATTAGCTTGTGCAACTATTTCAGGAGCTTGTTTTTCTCGGATACCTCATAAGTCAGTAGCGTTGTAAGGTTTTCAGTTTACTACATATTTCTTTACTTTGCCGTCCATTATCTCATTGGTAATAGTTCATAATGGAGTTTCAAAAAGTCATTGTTTTATTTTACCTCATCATAATATTTCACCTCCTGTAAGTTTTCTATATAGTGGGTTACTATCTAGTTCTGTCATTCTCTTGAATGTATCTACTTTGGGTGCTGAAACACTAGGTGCAACCGTTGCCTTTGGAGGAATAGCAGGCGTATTATTTACTTTAGGGGTTCACATACCTATTGCTCATTTCTCTACTGTTATAGGAGGTGTTTTTGGTGTAGGTTTAGGAAGTGTTGCTCCTCATACCTGCATACCTTCTTGTTGTAGTTTAATAGGATATTTTAATCCCTGCTTCGTAGCTCAATCAGCCACATTCAAACCAGCATTACTGGCACTATTAGTAATAACATCATCTCATTTAGAATATAAAAACTTAGCTATTTTGCTTGATACTTTAGGACTAGAAAAGAATTTTTTTCATAGTGTTAATGGGATTGCAGTCATAGGATCTGCTATTGTTATTCATCATAACATATAATCAGAAAGACTAATCATATCTCTTCCAGCTTCTCTAGATACAGCTCTGTCCATTAAGCCTCTCAATCACTCCCGCTTTTGTGTTTCTTTATTCATAGACTTTATGTCTATCCCGTATTGTTCTCAAACATTTTCTATTTCAGTCTTCATATTGTTGTACATCTTTGCAAGAGCTTTTTTTTCAAATTCATCTCCTGTTTTCTTTACTCTTCAGAAGTCATCATATAGCCCCTCAAATCTTGCAAGTAGTAGTTTTGCATCGTTCATATCCATAGCACTTGCACTACCATTAGCGAATCTAGTATTCATGTCTTTAATAGGTGCTATTACATCCTCTATTCATGGTATGCTGGTATCTACTCATTCTAGTATCTTATTAGTTATCCACAATCATTCGTCTGACTTAAACTGTGTTGGTATTGATTTTAGAGCAGTTCTAGTAGCATCATACGCTTGTTTACTTTTATCTGCTACCTTTGTAGCTTGGGATCATAAAGATCAGGTTATTCACTCGTCTAGTAATGTCTTTTCGGGAGTTTGTCATACCTTAGATATATATTTCTCCCTCATTGCAGGGTTCTTTAGATTAGATCAGATTATTCATTCTGCTATTTTGTTTCTTGTTTCCTTGAATGGTGCATTTATTTTTGGTTTCTTCATATCCTTTATTCACTTAGCGATTGGTCATATAGCATTAACGGCTCATCAAAATGCTCACGCTGTAAATAATTCTTTACTTGTTGGTAATTTACCCTCTGCAGTTAAACTATATTGTGCTTGTCATTCTAATCATTGCCCTATACCTCAAGCTATTTTAGATAGTACAGGTGCTTTTGATACTATACCAGCAACTCAAGGTATTTTAGATACTGCACTTGATATTGGGGTTCATAATGCTGCTCATTGTGCTACTGATCAAGCTACCATACCTATTTGTCATCATACGCTTGCTTTTTGTTCAGGTGTTTGTCGGTTAGTGATAGTATTAAGAGCTTGTCACATAGGGGTAGCTTCTGCACTAGCTCTTTGTTCAGGTGTTAGTTTTTCTTTGCCTTGTGATTGTCTATAGAGATCTACTGCTCAAAATGCTAGCTTCTTTCATAGGTTACCAAATCATGTTACTGATTGTCCTATTCAAGATCATAGATTAGTAATAAAGTTTCACTCTTGTGATGGTCCAGTGTTTAGTCATTCTATCTTGTGTCATCTCTCTTGTAGTTTTGTTATTGCTAGTTTCCTGGATTCATTGTCAGGCATTTTATCTAGGATAGTTTTTAGTTCTGTTTTGCTTATTGTTTTTGGTTCTGTTGCTCAGGTTTCAGGCATAGCTTTTGGGAGTGATTGTAATTCTTTTGCTCTTGTCCCCATCTCTGTTGGTGTCACTCATCACAAAACAGGGCTAGAATTTATGTTTGGAGCTCCGAATGGTGAAGAAATACCACCTATCTTTGCAATAGGTGGTGTAGAAATGGCTTGCGACTGTTGTGTTTGAACATTTAACGAAGGTTTAGCAATCGCTTGCGTACTAAGTGAAGGTAGCACCTTCTTTTTTGCATTCTGTGCAGCAGTATTTGCTGTTTGGAGTGCCAATAATGTTGGGTCTACACTTTGCATAGGTTTAGCCATTATATTTTATAAGAAATTATAAATTAGTATCATAGATCTGATAGCAAACTGTCTACATCTGTAGTAGATGTTTGATTACTTGTAGTTATTGGTGATAATCAGATTGATTTAGCTTTCTCTATAGCATTGTCCATTATCTTCTTCTTTGCATTTTCTAGAGACTTCTTAAAACTCACGCCGAATAGCTGTTGTCCCTTAGCTGTCCAGTCTGTAGGATTAGCTATTATAGACTCCATAAGTGAAAGATCTGGTCAATTTAATACTCATAGGTTATATATTTCTTTAGCTTGTAACTGTGCGTCCTTTACCAACATATTCATTTGGTTCTTAGCACTTCAAGGTATTAGTTCTGATCAATATTTATCGGTTAATGCGATAAGCTGGTCCATTGTGTTAGTAAATGATGGCACTACCGCAAGAGCTTCATTAATTGCTTTCATCTTAGGAGCGTTTGAAGCAGTAGAAGCAAAAGCTTGTGGGTTTGCTATTGTCAATCATAATCAGTTCAGCTCTTGTTCTTTACCTCATATATATCACTCTAATGCTTGTTTCTTGAATGCTTCTGCTTTGCTAGTTCAGTCTTTTATACCAGTTGGTAGTTTACCACTTTCTATATAATTAGCATATAACGGGAAGTTTCATTCAATAGGCTGTGATGTTTCTTGCTGCTGTTGTAATAGTTTCGCTAATCATGGGCTTTCTTTCTTTATCTTAGCCATTTGCAATG